TCTAACTGGGCGTATGACAGATATTGAGACGACATCAACAAGTACCACTAAAAAACTGAATGAATTAGTCGTCACAGTTGATGGCCAAAAGCAAACTTTAGCAACAGTGACAACCACTGCGGACAGTGCATTGAATAAAGCAAATGTATTGGAGACTACTGTTGACGGAGTTACACAGACTCTAACTAGCGTAGAAACTACTGCAAATAGTGCGTTAAGCAAAGTCAATACTGTTTCAAGCACTGTAGATGGTCACACCCAATTAATTGCAACAACAAAAACAACAGCTGATTCAGCACTTACTAAAGCAACTCAAGTTGAGACAACAGCGAATGGTTTGAAAACAACTATTTCAAGCATTGAGACAACTGCAAATACTGCTTTAACTAAAGCTACACAAGTTGAAGCAACGGCAAATGGGCTAACCACAACAGTTACTAATATCCAATCTGATATCAACAACCTAAGCACTGCTACCAGAAATTTGCTTACTAAAACTGCTACTTTAGCAGATAGATTATCTGGAAGCCTTGACGCTAATAATTCCTATAATGGAAATGCTACTTTGAAAGGTACCTTTTCTAGTAATTATGTAGATACTTTTCGTCAAAAAACAGCATCTATACCAAGAGATGGAAAGTTCACTGTTACTTTCTGGGCTAAAGCAGATCGCAACATTAATTTCAACAATTACTTTTACGGAACTGGTACAACTACAAGTGTCGTGAATAGTGATGGTAAAAACGGCACTGGATCGGATGGCAATAATGTTTTAGCTGCCACGACTTCATGGAAGAGATATTGGATAACATGGACTCAACAAGGTGCGAGTGCAAGTAAAGAGATTCTTTTAGGAAGGATATTTAGTGCTGGTAGCCTTTGGATAAATTCACCTATGCTTATTGAAGGGACAATGCCAACTGACTGGGCGCCTGCTCCTGAAGATATGGCGACCATATCTCAAATTACCCAGCTGTCAGACCAGATGAATTTCAAGCTAACTTCAACTGATGGCGGCGTAACTCAGATTGATATGCAAAACCAGATAGTTACTATTTCTTCTGAGAATATTTATCTGACAGGAAAATCGAATATTTCAGATGCCATCATAAAAACAGCTCACATAGCTGACCTAGCAGTTTCTAACGGTAAAATAGCGAACCTCGCTGTGACTGAAGGGAAAATTGGAAATCTAGCAGTTACTACAGCAAAAATTGCTGACTTGGCCGTCAATAATGCCAAGATAGCCAGTCTAGATGCAGCAAAAATCAACACAGGTTATCTTGCTGCAGCGAGAATTGCAGCATCCAGTATTACCACGGATAAATTAAATGTAGAAAAGCTTTCAGCTCTCACATCAAAATTAGGAGAGGTAGACGCAGGAACTATTACGGGTGTCGTCATTAATGGGTCCGAGTTTATTAATGCATTTACTTATACGGAATCAGGAGTAACTTACACAGGCACTACGACGATGAAAGATGGAAATGTCGTTATCTCAAGAACGGGAAGCGACGGATCGTCATGGACCACTAAGGTTGATCGCCAGCTCGGTTTTGAAGATAGTTATAAAGCGGGATCGACTGCTCCTGCAAGAACTACACGATTAGGGCAAGGAAAGCTATATATGGTCGAGAGTGGAGTAGGGGGCTATCTTCCGGCTTCTGCATTGAATTCAACAAGTTGGGTAAACCTGCCTTATGCCTCTGGATGGACAACAGCGGAAAATAATCCGTGTCAGTATCGAATGTTTCCTCAACTAGATGGCTCATATTTAATAAGGTTTAGAGGACAATTCGCTCCAACCAGTGGAACGATTCCATCAGGTAATCAGCAACCTTTTGGAGCTGGAGGAATTCCGGTTGCAATTAGACCAGACAAAACAGAGTTTGGTTATGGCGCATCAAATCAAAATGCGGGAGGTCGCTTAGCAATATCTGGGGCGGGCAATTTCTTTTATAATCCTGAAACTACAGGTCAAACGTACTGTTCAATTTCTGGGATAAGTTACTATATCGGATAAGGAGGGAAAAACAATGGCTTTTAGATTTACGAATATTAATGTTACGTATGATCAAAACGACGAGGTGCTATACTACTCTATTCAAGTAGATAACAGTAGCGGTAATAATGATGGTGCAATTAATGCGTCACTAACATTTACACCGGAAGAGCTAGACCTTTCTGAGGTATCAAATAAAGCAAAAGAAAAATTAGCGAAATTAGCATCAGAAAAATAAGTATTTATAAATAGGAGGATTCAGATGAAAACAACATTTACAACAACCAATAGCAAGCTGCACAAATATGCTCAAATTTTAGCGGTAGTTACATCAAAAGGTCGAAAGGCTCGTGCCATCTCCAAGTTTCGCCGATTAGCAAATGAGAAAATCGAAGAATGGACGGAAAGCCAGAAAGGGTTGATTGCCACTTATTATGAAGTGCAAGAAAACGGGAATGCCAAGCTAGATGATTCTGATCAACCTATTTTGTTAGATGGTGCCAATCAAGAAGAGTATGCCAAAGAACGCAAGGAATTGGACAACGAAACAGTGGTGATCGATTTGACCGAATTCGAGCCTTTCCTTGAATTCCTTATTTCTGGGTTAGATGAAAGCGATGTTGCTTTTGGCGGTGTTGATGCGGATGTATATGATGAATTAATGGATCAACTAGAAAAATTAGGAGGGCAGGCTTAGGCTTGTTCCTTTTATTTTAGGGAAGTAGGTGGCATATGTTAAACGTAGGGGAATTAGCAACTTGGGCGGGCTGGATTATGACAATTGTTGGTTTGATGGCATTTGTTATTAGACCAGTAATGTCAAATTTCACAAAAATCACTGAGAATCTAACAAAGATGACTCATAGTCTGGATTTGTTAAATCGTGATTTAGAAGCCAGTAAGTCTGATCGAGTTGCGATTCATGACGAATTAAAGCGTCAGGATGAACGATTAGATAAGCATAGTGAAAAATTAGTTGAGCATGGAGAACAATTAAAATCTTTATGGAAAGAAAGAGGGAAATAAAAATGGATTTGAATTTCTTGCAGGAGTATTTAGTACCAGTGATTGTCGTAGCGTGTTTAGTAGTGGGATATTTGATCAAGTCAACGCCCGTATTTGCAGCAGTGGCCAATGGCTATATTCCATTGATTGTTATTGTCTTAGGAGCGATTCTAGGAGCAATCATCAATGGATTAACTGTGGAAGCGATTGTTTATGGGGCGGTTAGCGGGATTGCATCCACAGGGATGCACCAATTATTTGTACAACTTTTAAATTTAGGTAGCAATGATCAAAAACCAGATTACGGTGATGGCCAAGAGTTCACAGAAAAGAAGGAGTAGCCTAGCGGCTGCTCTTTTCTTTTATAGGAAGGAAGATAAAAATGAGCATTGAACAAATGATCAAATGGATGACCGACCGCGAAGGCAAGGTAACCTATTCAATGACAAGTCGTTTGGGTCCTAAAAGCTACGACTGTTCTTCTGCAGTATTCTTGGCCATGATCGCAGGTGGTTTTCTACCTATCGGGTCCATGGGGAACACTGAAACATTGTTTGCAATGTCAGGTACTAAACTGAAAAAAATCAGTCGATCAGAAGTGAAGCGTGGAGATATTTTTGTTGCTGGTACTCCTGGTCAGTCTAATGGGTCAGGGGGACATACAGGTATCTTCCTAAGTAATAAGAGTTTCATTCATTGTTCATACTA